GAGCCTGGAGTTATCAACATGGATAACACTGTTAAATCAATAGGTTATGATGGTGAGTGAGTGTCCGATAAGGACCATTATGTTAAACTCTCTGAATTGCCTAAAGATTGAGCATGTTACACAAGTGTCACACGTGTTACATAAGTGTAACAGGGGGGGGTACCCATGAAATCGGATTGTAAGATTGAAAGTTATCTCCCATCCCCAGTTCGAAAACAAAAAAGGGTTTCAGAATGGCCTGACGATTAACAGGCCGGAAAGGGTAAGATGAAATTCAAGGATATTAAGTGGTCAGAACATTACGACGTAGAGGCAGACATTGACGAAGATGCTGTTCGTGTGCGCATTCCCATAGATATTCAAGCTGCTATAATGGTAAGTATCGCCCTGGGTGATTTGGCGGACGCTGTTAGGGATTATGGGGGCGGATTAAGGCTCCGAGAGCAGAAGAAGGGTGCTGAAGTTACAAATTGGCATATGCGGGCGTGAATCATGTAGAGATGCCTTGTAACGGTAGTGGTGCCTGTTGGGAGTCGTTCCGGTTATCTTTAGCGGATTATTTGTTGAGGACTTATAAGATGGAGCATAAATAGGTGCAAGAAAGGACAATGTGTAGAAATGGCAGAAAACAAGCAGCTTTATCGATATTTGATAGTCCCGAAGAACAATCTTCCGTATTTGATGCAAAACCTTACTGGTGCGGAGAAGAGACTCTTTGAAGACAATGAAATACGGATTATTTCCCTTGCAGGGTGGCCTTCCATGCTTCGGTGGAATGGGGGATGGATACCCTTAGAGGTTGATTTGAATTCTAAGTGGGAAGTGGATCGTTACGAAGAGGAAATGTCGGAAGATGCCGAATAAGATTAAGAAGTTGAAAATCACCGAAGATGACCTGGGGCGGGTGAATAAGGATGTGGCGGCCTGGATGCTGTCTCACGAAGCTGAAATAGCCCTTGCAGGCACGGAAGCACGTCCTGACTGCGATTACAACGCTTTTTACGGGCTGTTTCAGGTAATGTTCGGGCGGGAACCATTTGCTGTGGTTGCAGGGGTGGCTTAGGTATGGTGGGGGACGATTGGTTTATATTGAATAAAGCTTCTATAAGTCGGAAGCAGTTCATTTTATGGCATGATTTGTTTTACAACTACATGAAACCAGAAGAAATCTTACTTAAATCTATTAAGCAATTTGATAAGGCTGCTATTGAAATAGATGGATTTGAAGAAGACTTTGGCAGCGATTGCTTGCATGTTTATTATATCCGGCATGATGGTCCAAAGAGATAGTTCAAATGAAAATATCCGACTGCTCAGAACAGGTAACGAGGCGCGAAACCGGCAAAAGGCTGGAAATGCGGATCACCCATAATCCTACCGGGGAATTGGCCGGAGGTTTCGGCAATCATTACGAAGAACTGAGGACGCGGCTTCTTAGAAGGCTGGCACATAAGGTGGATGATGCCGAGAGACAGGCGAGGGCGGCTGATTACGAAGAGGCCATAAGGGTCTAGAAAGGTTAAAATGCATACTTTTTTGTCCGAACATAATGTTGTAGACAAGGTTTATCTCGATACGGGATAGAGAAAGTAACCGTTTAACAGGGTCTTGCTCGGGGCCGGCCAGTTCCAGCAGGCGCAAGAAACACAAAAGGGGCAATTCAGGTGCCTGAATCATCTGAGTCGCCCCTTTTTGTTTGCCCTTTATATGCCTAAAAAATAGGCAAAAAGGAGGCTGAATATGCCGTGTGGGGGTAAAGGCGGAAAAGGCAAGAAGGGCGGTAAGAGCGGAGGCAAGAAATAATGCCGAAATACATTGAAAAACCAACACGAAAGCAGGCGTTGAAGAATATTCGGAAGAAAACGGCTAAGAAGCCCATTCCAAGACCGACAGAGAAGGATTTGCCTCCCGGTAAGATCAGGAAGGCTGGTAAGAAGGCCAGAACCTACAGGGAGCGCATGGAAGAGGCTGTAAAAAGGACAGCGAGGCCGAAAAGGCGTAGATGAAAGTCACCGGGCCTATAGAACTGATAAACGGCCTTGGGCCTTCCAGGTGGATACTTAATCGTCCATTAGGGCCGGACGTGGTAACTAATGGTGCGTTTTCAGCAGATACCAACTGGAATAAAGGTGATGGCTGGAGTATCGGTAGTGGAGTAGCGACAAATGACGGATCGCAGTCGGCCAATTCTTTGCTTGCACAAGCCCCTGTCTCCCCTGTAACTGCGGGGAAACTTTACAGGACAGAGTTTACGATTACACTGCTTACTGGCACAGGAGCACAATCCCGACCTATAGTGGGAGGCTCCGGAACCGGGACTTTCAGGGGCGCAACAGGAACTTACGTGGAGAATATCGTATGTGCCGGGTTTGAGACTGTGTATATTCAATGTAACGACTGGACGGCGGCCACAGGTGATTTGTCTGTGGATAATTATTCTGTAAGGGAGATTTACTGATTGTCTGTTTTTGAAGCTATAGGGGTAGACGAGAAGCTTTTGAATGAGAAGCTTCTGGCAATGCCTTTCGATACTCGGCTTGAGCTTTTAAGGAAACTCTACGCCCTTCGTAAAGACCAGAAGGCGCGGCATATGGATACGTATTATCCGGACACTGGACCTCTCAGTCGTGAACTCTATCCTAAACACCTTGAGATATTCAGGGAAGGGAAGAATTACCGTAAACGAGCGATGGTAAGTGCCAACAGAATTGGTAAAACTGAGGGCGTTGGGGCTTACGAGGCGGCTTTGCATCTTACAGGACTATATCCGGATTGGTGGAAAGGCAGGCGTTTCTCAAGGCCAATTGATATGTGGGCCTGTGGCAAAACAGGACAGACTGTCAGAGACATCGTGCAGGAGAAGCTTTTGGGACCCCCGGAGGAATTCGGGACTGGAATGATACCAGGCAGATGCATAGACCCCGGAGATATAAAGAAAAAGCCGGGTGGTGTGCCGGATGCTGTGGAAACGGTGATGGTAAAGCATGTAAGTGGCGGGAAAAGTCGAATAGGCTTCAAATCCTATGACCAGAAACGACAGAGTTTTGAAGGAACTAAGAAAGACCTTATTTGGCTGGACGAAGAATGCGAAAGGGCGATTCTTGGCGAATGCGAGCTTCGGATAATGGCTACGGAAGCGGGCGAGATTGGTGGGATGATCCTGATGACGTTCACGCCACTTCTTGGCCTGTCGGATACGATACTTTCATTCTTCCCCGGAGGCGAGTTCAGGTATGGAGGCGATAAAAAGACCGGCACTTATGTTGTTGGTGCTACTTGGGACGATGTACCTCATTTGTCACAGGCTGAAAAAGACATACTTTGGGCCGGTATGGAACCGCATCTCAGGGAAGCCCGATCCAAAGGCATACCGAGCATCGGTTCGGGAGCGATTTACCCTGTTTTAGAAGAAAAAATCACAGTGGACCCGTTTGAACTGCCTGCCCACTGGCCAAGAGGCTACGCGATGGACGTGGGCTGGAACGCTACTGCGGCCCTGTGGATAGCTTTGGACAGGGAAAGCGATATTGCGTATGTCTATAGCACCTATAAGGCCGGGCAGGCGGAGCCTCCCATACATGCCGCTGCGATAAAGGCGAGAGGTGATTGGATTAGCGGAGAAATCGACCCTTCCGCGAGGGGTAGAGGGCAGGCAGACGGGAAGCAGTTGCATAAACAGTATCGTGATCTTGGTTTGCATCTTAATATGGCTGAAAACGCCGTGGAAGCCGGGATTTATGCTGTATGGGAACGGCTTTCTACTGGAAGACTTAAGATTTTCAGCACGGAAAGGGCTTTTTTCGAGGAATACAGGATTTACAGGCGAGATGAGAAGGGGAAAATCGTGAAAATAGGAGATCATCTAATGGATTGTCTCAGATACCGGGTAATCAGCCTTTTTAGAGGGCTTAAAACCAAGCCAGTTCCCATAGAAGACAAGAAAAGGATGTATCACGTGGATAGCCAGCAGCATTGGGCCAGTATATAAAAATGGCGACTGAAGAGAAACAAACAGAGTCAGAATTTATCGCAAAGGTAAAGGAGCGGTTCAAGGAAGCCCAGGATTGGGAAAACGAGAACCGCCACTTGCATGTCGAAGATACCCAATTCGAGAACGGGCGGCAATGGTCCGAAGAGGAAATTCTCGACCGTGGCAATCGCCCAACCTTGACTATCAATAAGACCGCTGCTGCTGCAAAGCAGATTGTAAATGACTCAAAACAGAACCGATTTTCTATAAAAGTACGGCCCGTTGATAACAAGGCAGATATTCAGATTGCCAAAATTTTCACAGGAATTATCAGAAATATTGAAAATTCATCAAATGCCCGTGATGCCTACGATCTCGGCCATGATCATTCGGTTAAGGGGGGATTCGGATATTTCAGGATATTGACTGAATACGAAGAGGACTCTTTTGATCAGGTAATAAATATTGATAGGCTGATTAACCCGTTGTCAGTTTACATGGACCCGGAAGCGAAGAAGGCGGACAGGTCGGACGCAATGTGGGTGATTATTTCAGACGAAATGACCAAAGACGCCTTTGAGCAGATGTATCCGGAAGCACACGCATCTTCCGTGGAAACCGGAAGGGGTGACGATAAGGAATGGACCAGTGTTGATAAGGTCCGGGTGGCCGAGCATTACGATGTTAATTATGTTAAAAAGAAACTCGTATATGTAGGTCCACAGGACGGGATAAGGCCCGAGGCCGCTATTGCGAATCTCTCCGAGGGTGAAATGAAGGAAATCACCCCTCTCGTTCACAAGACAATGCATGTGGGCGATGGGAAGAACGATCTTTCGGAAGCCATGTACGAACGGCTTAAAGGTATCGGTATGATAGCCAAAGAACGTGAGGTCGAAGCCAGAAAGATTATCTGGCACAAGATTTCAGGTTCGGCCATTCTTGAAGGTCCGACAGATGTTGTTGGTAAATACATCCCGATAGTGCCTGTTCTTGGAGAAGAGGTGTGGATAGAGGGCAAATGTCATCTTAGGAGTGCGATCAGGTGGGCTAAAGACCCGCAGAGGCTTTATAACTGGTCGAGGTCTAATGCGGTGGAAACTATCGCCCTTGCCCCAAGGCAACCGTGGATTCTTACGAAAGAGCAGATCGAAGGCCATGAAGAACAGTGGAATAACGCCTATAGAGAGGCAAAGCCTTATCTGGTTGTTAATGAATCGCCATCAGGCAGTATGCCTCAAAGACTTCAGCCGTCTATGCCGGACCAGGGTGCCTTGCGGGAATCCATGCAGGCCGCAGACGATATTAAAGCCACCACAGGCATATACGATGCTTCCCTTGGCGCAAGAGGCAATGAGACGAGCGGCAGGGCTATACGGGAACGCAAGACGCAGGGTGATATTTCAAACCTTACGTTCAGCGACAATCTGAAGCGAGCCATTGAACATTGTGCAAGAATTTTAGTGGATATTATCCCAAAGATTTACGACACTGAGCGAGTCGTAAGGTTGCTTAATGTGGACGGGTCTGAGGGATGGGAAACCATTAATGTGTATGATCCAATGTCAGGCAAAACAGTTAACGACTTGTCTGTTGGGAGATATGATGTGGTGGTAGATGCCGGGCCTGCTTATAACACGAAACGCCTTGAGGCCGCTGACGGTATGATTCAGCTTCTCCAGGCCGCTCCACAGTATGCGCAGATTATCATACCGAGGCTGGCTAAGAACCTTGATTTCCCCGAAGCCGCTGAAATCGGGCAGGAAATGCAGCAGATGAATCAGGGACCGCCAGAACTTCAGAAGATGCAGCAGGTGATACAGGAGTTGACTAAGAAGCTTGAAGCCGAAAAGAACAAAAATAACCAAGCCCTTGAAAAGCTGGCAGTACAGAGCGAACTTAAAGAGGATGAACTGAAGCTGAAAGAATCGTTGGAAAGAGAAAGAATCTCTATCGAACGTGAAGAACTTGAGCTTAAACGAATGGAAATAAATCTAAATGCCAATAGAGAGAAAAACGAAGGAGGCGAATAATGCCAGCAGCATACGGAGTAGACGGGCTTTTCTTTTTTAACGGTTCGCAGTACATCACTACAGGAGCGGCCTCAGATGAAAGCGCGGCCCTGCATAAAGACACTATTGCGGTCGTGCTTACCTGCCTTACGGCTGATATGTGGGTGGCTATAGGCGAGCCGGGGCAGACGGCTACGGCAGCGGCTGCGGGAGCCGAGAAAACAAAAACCACCACAAGCTTCCCATTACACGCAGGGCAGTCTATTACCCTTGCCGTACCGTATGGGGATGATACGAAAGCACGCACAATAGCCGCGATCCAAGTCAGTGCGGCTGGACAGTTGGATATTATCGAGCTTAAGCTCGCGTAACACTTAAACAGAAAGGAAATAACATGGAAACCGAAGAGATGGAACAGGCCGCAGAAGAGTCTACGCAGGAATCGGCCCCCGGCGCAGAAGAACAAGAAGGAAAAGAAATCGCACCGGAAGTTGAGGTTGAAGAGCAAGAGGCTCCTGAACCGCCAAAGGGTGTGCAGAAGAGAATTAACGACATTACGAGAGAGAAGTACGATGCCATTAGAAGGGCGGAAGCGGCTGAGAAGGAACTTGAAACCGAGCGCAATAAGGCACAGGCACCGCAGCCTGCAAGTACCAAGAAGCCAACGCTGGAAGATTTCGACCACGACGATGGGGCGTATCTTGAAGCCCTCACCGATTGGAAGGTCGATAACGCCCTTCAGGACAAGGCTAAGAAGGATGCTGAGAAGGTAGAACAGCAGCGGAACAAAGAACGTGTGGACGCTATAGTGGATCATGCAACAAACACGATAGGCCGTGGTAGAACGGCATACGAGGATTGGGATACCGCTATTTCTCCCGTAGTCCCGCTGCTTAATCAGTTTGAAATGGCAGAAAGCCTTATGGATGTGGAATCGCCGGAGAATGTTGTTTATTATCTTGCGAAGAATCCGGAAGAGGCTGAAGCCATTGCCAGGATGTCGTCAACGAAAAGGGCGATGGCACTTGGCAAAATCGAGTTACGGCTTGGGCAGACGCCCGCCAAAAAGGTTTCCGATGCTCCACCCCCGGTAAAGCCGGTGGGAGGTAAAGCCTCTGCAGCTGTGGATATTTCCAATATGTCCGGGGATGAGTACAGGGCCTACAAATTGCAACAGCGAAAAAAGTAACGGAACCGCCACTTGGGCGGCAAGGAGATAAAGACAAATGGCTAACAGTAACTTAACTGCAACCATTGTCGTTAATGAAGCGTTGGACATTCTTCACAACAACTGCGTTATTATCGGCAAGGTTGACAGACAATTCGATGGCGCGAATGAATACCACGGCCTGAAGCACGGCGGTAATATCAAAATTCGCCTTCCCAACCAGTACAAGACAAGAACCGGCGCGACGATGAACGTGCAGGACAATCAGGAACAGTCCGTAACGCTCACCATCGCCACACAGACAGGTGTTGACCTTCCAGCCTTTACCACAAAGGAATTGGCTCAGGATATTGATACCTTCTCAAAACGAATTCTGTTGCCTGCCGTAAATGTGCTGGCATCAGACATCGATCTCAAGGTGCATCAGGCCATATACCCTGGTATTTACAATCTTGTGGGTACGGCAGGAACCACCCCGGCCTCTGCTGAAGTATATTTGAACTCAGGCAAGAAGCTGAACGAAAGTGCGGCCCCAGTGGACCCGAGATGCGTAATCATCAACCCGGCTGCTCAGGCGGCTACCGTGAACGCTCTTACCGGCCTTTTCAATTCGTCAGGCAAAATCAGCAGCCAGTATGAAAAGGGCGCAATGGGCATGGGAACCTTGGGGTTTGACTGGTATATGTCACAGAACGTGGCTAACCACACCACTGGCTCAAGGACCGGGACTATCCTGATTGACGGCACTGTAAGTACCGAAGGGTCCACAACGATTCATGTCGACGGGCTTGGCGGGGCTACGCAGACCTTTAAGGCCGGCGATGTGTTTACCGTAGGTAGCGTGTACGGGGTAAACCCGGAAACCAAGCAGACGAATCCCGATCTTCAGCAGTTTACAGTGACGGCAGATGCCACTGCCGCAGGTTCGGAAGTCGATCTTACGGTTTCACCGGCAATGTACACAAGTGCTTCCGGTGGACTTCATACAATCGACGCTTTCCCGCAGGACGGCGCGACGGTAACCGTGGTTGGTTCGGCTTCGACAATTTACCCGCAGAACCTTGCTTTCCATAGGGACTGCATCACGTTCGCTTCCGCTCCGCTTCGTATGCCCAAAGGCATCGACTTTGGTGCAAGGCAGACGATGGATAACGTGTCAATGCGTATCGTCTCGGATTACGACATCGTGAATGACGTATTCCTGACCCGTATGGATGTTATTTGGGGAACTTTGGTCCAGCGGCCTGAACTCGGTTGCCGGATCATAGGATAAGGAGGTAAAAGACAATGGCTGTTGAGCAGATTGGAGATGGCAGACCGGACGGTACGAATGTATTTCAGTCCGGCGAAAAAGGCGCTTTCTTCGGGGCTACCCCCGTTGTAAAGCCCACAAGTGCCTCACAGGCGGCTGTGACAGGCACAGTGACCACAACTGCAACCACGACCGCCCTTGCGGTGGATGTAGCCGCTTCTATCGTGCTTTTGAATCAGGTACGAAGCGAACTTGTATCTCTCGGCCTTATGGTAGGCTCATAAGGAGGTATTGCAATGCCTGAAAAGATACCGTTTTACACACGACAGAATATCCCGGAGGATAAGCCTGAAGGTTCAACACAGGCCGCTGTCACGGGGACTGTCACAACGACGGCAACTACAACTGCACTGGCTGTAGATGTTGCAGCCTCAATTGTGTTGCTTAACAAACTGAGGGCTGACCTTGTAACTGTAGGACTTATCAAAGGGTCAGCTTAAATCTACAGGGGGAGCTTCGGCTCCCCTTAACTTGAAAGGATATATATGGAATTGACGATTGTGGAAAAAACCTGGCTTTATCATGAGAAGTATGGCGGCAAAATTTTTAACAATCTGGATGTGGGGGAAGGCACGTTCATTGAAGGTTGGCGGGACTCCCCGGATAGGTTCGGGCAGAGTGCGGAAGGTGCGTGGGAACAGTGGAAGACGGAAAAGCCGCTTATCCAACCTGCTGTACCTGAAGTCCAGGTTCCGGTAGTTTCTGACGATGTTTCGGTTGCAGAGGTAGTGGTAGATGCAGAGAATGTGGATGAAGAAGATGCACCAAACTCCGACATGGAGACAATTGACGCCCTTCTGGAGGAAATGAACAAGAAGACTATTATCAACGAGCTTCGTTCACGTCAGTTACCGGGGAATTTTACCGAAAAGAGAGAAACGCTGGCCGGAAGGCTGAGAAAGGCTCTATTGGATGAAATTGCTGAACAGTAAAAGCTCCCTTGGGGGTGAAGGCGGCAGTGTGTTTATTGCCGTGCCGTCTTACGGCGGTATCTGTGCTGAATTCGTTTACTCTTTGTGGGCAAGCAGGGAAGAGATGGCAAAGGCAGGCATAAAATCGGACCTCTGCATTTACGATGGGAATTGTCACGTGGATGACAGCAGGAACAGGCTTGTGCGGGAATTCCTGGATTCCGATTGCGACCAGCTTGTGTTTCTGGATACTGATCTTCAGTGGGATGCTCTTGACTTGGTGAGGCTGGCAAGCCTTGATTACGATGTTGTGGCCGGTGTGTATCCAATGAAGCAAGACGAAGATGAATATCCCGTAAGGTACTTGCCCGGGCCTGAAATATGGCTTAACAAAGATAAATTGATTGAAGTCGAGAGCGTTCCTACGGGGTTTCTGAAGATAAGCCGGGATGCCCTCCAGAAGCTTTCTGATACCGTGCCTAAGTTCACTACGCGTCTGAACCAGAAGTCGGTGCCTCTTATTTTTGAGCGCACGATGATTGGGAATGCCAGGTTTGGTGGAGATTACGAGTTTTGCAGGAAATGGCGCAATCTTGGCGGTAAGATATTTGTTGACCCGGAAATGAAGTTCGGACACATGGGGATGTCTGAATGGCATGGTTCTCTTGGTAGCCATGTCAGGAAAGAAAACGGGACCACAGAAGACTACATTGCAAACCTCGTTAAGCAGATGGCAGAACATCCACCGACTCCTGCCGAGATCGCGCATCTTTGTCACGAATGGGATAACAAGTGGACCGCCCCTGTGGAACTTCTTGGAGCCTTGGCTATGCTTGCAGAAGAAACAGAAGGCCCGATACTGGAATGCGGCTCAGGGGTTAGTACACTTATCTTGGGGGCCATTGCAGATAGACGTGGAGTTGTTGTGGACACGCTTGAACACGATAGTGATTGGCGGCATCGTGTGCATACTATTTTGAAGAAGGTTGCCACCAGTGTTCCAGTAAACGTTTGGGAAACAGACATTGTTGATGGGTGGTACGATTTCACGCCATACAGCAGGCAGTATTCATTAGTGCTTGTGGATGGTCCTACACGCAAAATTGGCAGAAATGGGCTTCTGAAAATAAAGGACTCGTTTGCCCCCGGCTGTGTGTTTATTGTGGATGATGCAGAAGAGCCGGTAACTGACGAACTAAGAAAGATTGGAGTGAATTTCAAGGCCGATTATGGACGGTACGTTATCGGCAAACTGGAGGCTGAAGTGCCATGCCAACTGCAAAAGACTTAATTACCAGTGCTTTAGAAAATATCATCACTTTGGATTCACACGAAACCCCGGAACCGGAAGACCTTAGTGGGGGGCTGGACCGGCTGAATTCGTTTATCGGCTCCCTGAATGCACAGCCGCAGTCCATGTACGTACCTACGACGATTAGTCAAGCACTCACTATCGCCAAGGTATCGTACACGATTGGCAGTGGCGGCGACATCGACACTACGTTGCCAGTGAAAATACGGTCTGCTTTTGTGCGAGAGGCAAGTGGGGTGGACTTCCCGGTAAAGGTTACGATGAATTTCAAGGACTACGACCGGATAAACGATAAGGACATTCCAGGTTATCCCAGGAAGCTCTATTTCGAGCGTTCATATCCATTGGCCACTATTTATATGTGGCCCGTGGCAGACCAAGCACTGACTCTTTATATGAAAGCATGGTCGCCTATCCCGACCTTTGCGACGCTTGAAACGAACATGGCTTTGCCTCTTGAGTACGAGGATATGTTTATTTACAACCTCGCTATCAGGCTGTCCCTGAAGTATCCTGACGCAAGGGTAACACCCCTGTTGGCGGCACTGGCCAAGGACAGCATGGACAGGGTGAAGTCCATGAACTTACAGCCAATCGAAGAGGCTACGAGATTGCCGTTCCAGAACAGGAATACTTACGACATCAGAAGCGATGGAGATTTACTGAACTAATGCCAGCACTTCCTTTAAGAGAAAAGGTCTACCGAAATGCGGATCAGACGCATAACGAGTTGTATCTGGAGCGGCTACAGGACTGCATACGCAGGGATTTGATGATCCCGCTTCAGAGGCCCGGTTTGTTGATCACGTACGACCTTGGGACAGGGAAACAGGTAGACGGTATTTTCGAGTGGGAATCAAGACGTATTGGTGTGGCAGTGTCAAACGGAAAAGTGTTCAAGCTCAGTCAATTTGCCGCACCTGTGGAAGTGACAGGAGCTACTTTAGAGGTTGGAGTTCCAGTAAGTTTCACTGAATACAGCCAGAATTTTATGATTATGGCAAATGGCGGCAGAATGATAAAGTGGGGCGGTGGTGCAACTTGTGAATATATTGCTGATGCCGATGCCCCAACAGCCGTCACTAATGTTGCGACATTTGACCAATACGTACTTGCTTTGGAAGCCGTGACAGCCGATGTTTGGTTCTCGGAAGTGACCGACCCCGACACGTGGCTTGGTGAGTTTGTTTCGGCACAGAAGGCCCCTGATAATGTGGTAGCGATAATAGCTCAGTGGGGCGAAATAGCATTTGTTGGTGAATCCACGGTTGAGTATCGCTACAACAGCGGAAATGCCTCATCCCCGTTTGCACTTATCCCAACGGTGACGAATGGCGGGTCGATTTCACCACATACGGTGAAGGTTGTCGATAACGCATTATTCTTTCTCGATAGCGAACGTAATGCTGTGAGGATGGTCGAAAGAAGTTTGAAGGTGATAAGTAATTCTATTGCCAAGGATTTACAGGAATTAGAGACAGTGAGCGACGCGATAGGCATGAACATAATGTGTAATGGCCTTCGCCTGTACGTGCTGACGTTTCCGACAGATGACAAAACATTCGTCTACGATTATAAAGTGGATGACTGGTACGATTGGGGATGGTGGGATTCCATAGACGCTTCTTATCAGCGGTGGATAGGCAACTGTTCAGAACACATGAAGCATTGGAACACGCATCTTGTAGGCTCTCGCGTGGACGGCAAGATATTCACTATCTCTACAGATTACTTTGACGATAACGGCGACATTATCCGGAATTTTGTAGAAACCGGATGGGTCAACTTCGGCAATAATGACTGGAAGCAGTGTGCAAGGCTGGACCTGTCCCTTGAAAGGGGATACGGTGATCCTACGGAAGCTACTCCAGATATATTCGTGAATTACAGGGACAATAACCGCATAAAGTGGAGCAACGACCGTACTGCGAGTTTGGGGAAGATAGGGCAGAGGGATTATCACATCGAACTCAGGCGTTTAGGTCGGTTCAGAAGGCGCAAGTGGCGGTTCACGATGACTGACAATGTTCCATTTGCGATACTTGGAGCGGAGGCCATAATATCGTGACAAGGTTTATCCAGAAACCGAGAACCGGCGAATGGCGGGAAGAAGAGCGATGGGAAGATGACGTGTCAAACAAAATTACAGGATCAGACGAGAATCTTGCGGACGTGGAACAGCGGGTGCCGCCACCTTTGTGGGGCCGGGTGAGA